CTTTGGCGCAACGGGCGCTGGCTTTGGCGCAACGGGCGCTGGCTTTGGCGCAACGGGCGCTGGCTTTGACGCAACGGTCGCTGGCGCGACAGGTGCAGGCTTTGGCGCGACAGGTGCAGGCTTTGGCGCGACAGGTGCAGGCTTTGGCGCGACAGGCGCTGGCTTTGGCGCAACAGGAGCAGGCTTAGGCGCAACAGGCGCTGGTTTGGGAGCAACAGGTGCAGGTTTGGGAGCAACAGGTGCAGGTTTGGGAGCAACAGGCGCTGGCTTGGGAGCTGGTTTGGGAGCAACAGGCGCTGGCTTGGGAGCTGGTTTGGGAGCAACAGGTGCTGGTTTGGGAGCAACAGGCGCTGGCTTGGGAGCTGGTTTGGGAGCAACAGGCGCTGGCTTGGGAGCTGGTTTGGGAGCAACAGGTGCAGGTTTGGGAGCAACAGGTGCAGGTTTGGGAGCAACAGGCGCTGGCTTTGGAGCTGGCTTTGGAGCTGGTTTGGGAGCTGGTTTGGGGGCAACAGGCGCTGGCTTTGATGCAACGGGTGCTGGTTTGATTGGCATTTGGCTAGAGTTTAGCGGTCTTATTGGCGAGAACGACTGTTGTTGCTGTTGACGAGGCATCACGGCAGTGGACATTTTTATCTATTGTATTATTATATTATAATTTTACAAAATGTTTGAATTTAAAGAGATAATACTTATACTTTTAAATCCCATGACAACGTTTATCAGAAACAAAGTTACAAAAGTTATTACCGTGGTGGATAACAAACCTGCTAATAAAACTCCTGAATCTCAAGCATAGTTGGTATCAACGCCTACGAGATTGGAGTAAAGCATGAAATTTTCCTGAAGACCGTCTTCTACGTCAGATGCATACAGGAAATCGTAATTCTGTCCCTCGGTTTGCTCCTCGTCTGGCACATCGTCCTCATATACCTCTTCCACCAGTTCGTCCTGCTCCTCATCCATCATCTCTTCCTCGTATATCGTGGTATTTTCAGCATCATCTGTAACATCGACCACTATTTCCTCGGAATCGTCATACGCTTCGTTCTCATCATCCGCATATTCGTACATATCATCTTCAGCGTCGACAACGTCTTCGATTTCCTCGATTTGATCAACGTAATCTTCTTCACTGTCTGCACTTACGAGGTCCATATCGGCTTCGTCTTCGGGTGCGCTCACGGCGTCTACCAGGTCAATATCCTCCTCATAGTCCATTGGGTACGCATAACCAGACTTGTCGTCCTGATAGTTGTAATACGTTTCCTTTCCGAAGAAAACTCTGTAAAGCATTACGCCTATCGCTATGGCTAGTAACACCTTAAGCAAGTTTTCCACGGTAAACAATTTCTGGTAGTCCATCTCAATGTTATTTGTAATAAATATTTTTATTTTATCTATTTTCTTTGACCAAACATCTTCTGCAGATCTGCCGCGGAAATCACGTTCATGCGACCATCCCTGCGCTTCTGATATTCCTTGAATGTTGCCTCGTCCATAACAGGACCGAATGAAACGCCGATATCCTTGGGGGTCACGGTTTTCACATCGATCTTCTCGGCCTCCTTCTTCATCTGGGTGGTTTTCGCATCCCACTCTTCGAACACGGCCCTGTTGAGAACTGCGACCTGCTCCGAAGTGAGATTGCCAACGTCGCGTGTGTTGTCGGTGGACATCGTATACTGATGTGTGCATACTTTTTGTTAAGTTATTTTACACACGTTCTTTTATCCGTAAAAATATATTATGATAGTATATTCCATGAACCCGTTGATAATTCTGGCTATTATCCTCGTTGTTATCGCAATCTCCACAGGTGCGTACTTCTATATGAATAGCGTAGAACAAAAGTACCCTCACTGGGGGTGGGACAAGCACGCCGGACTTCGTTGCAAGAACAGTGACAACACTGGTTGCAATACCGCGTACGATAAAAACGGAAAGCTGGTTGAAATTTGAGTATAGATTACAATTCATCAATTGTTTGAAGTGTGTCGATATAATATATCTTTGTATCGACAAACTGTATTTTCAACAAACTATGTACAGATGCATATTACCTGATTTTAGTCCTGTTTCCGACAATTCCAACATAGTCCTGCGGGCCGCATTTGTTCACAGTACGGGCAGTGTCGCCGTACATGAGCTTACCGTACAATTTGCAGAACCTTTCGATTCCAGTCATGTACACCCCGTCATATACGCCATCTAGACACAGTGAGGTGTGTTTTCCATCTTTAGACACAACGTCGGGAGTGTCGTTGACAATGGTGTCGAGCGCTTCTCTCTTGACGAACATCACGCCTGCGTCCTTGATGCTTTTCACTTTGGCATATCCGTTTTCGTCTGGAATTCCTGCCAGAGAGAGATTATACACGGCACCGGTGTTCTCTAGAGATTCGGCGGTGTTTGCAATATTTGCCTTCACACGATCCCAGTCGATCGTGGGCATTGGGTAAATTCCAACCACAACGTCCTTGTTAGAATTTAGCGCTTTCGTGGCGAAATCTCCGGGAACTCCTGTAGAAAAGTTGATAATGTACACGCCACTGAAGTCTTTCTCTGTGTAGAGAGCTGTGAGAGCCTCGTTGGCTGTCTTGTAGAATCTCATGTCGGCCTGGAACCCATTGGGAGAAGTCATGAGCGTCATCTGAAGATTCAGGATCGAAACACATGTTTGCAGCGCCATATCCCCACGCCCTTCGGTGATGATCGCGATAATTACACGTCTCGCTGCGGTGCTCATTGTGCTACAATACGTAGATATTATTTCTTAAATTATTTAACACACTGTGTAGTGTCGATGTGATATTTTCGTATCGACAAAACACATTTACAAACATTCACTTAACATACTTCAAAAATAAGTATGTGTGCGTGCGGCAAACGAAAGACCGCTTATGGTTTCCAGTGGTTATATGTTCAAAATGTTAAATGATCACCCATATGTAACTCTCTCTAAAATATTTCCAGAGTACACATGCATTCCGCAATGTGACAGTGGGGTAGTAATATCCGCCCAAACATCACCACCCATCTTCTGCCACCTGCGACAGAACGCATAGTCTTCGGACAGGAACCTCTTTGTTTTCTCGTCAATGCTGCAAGCGAAAATGGCAATGTAATTAGCGACATTCTGCCCCTGGATGTCATTTACGGCGAAGAGTTCCTCCTTATAATACTCGTACATCTTCTCTATCATCTCGCGTTTCATCATGAGGAAACCGGTGGCAACGTCTAGAACTTTGACGAACCCGTCGATAGGAGGGTCGTTTGATATCAGGTTGATGTTGAAATCTAGGCCCATTTGGCGAATGTCCTCGGGAGCTCCATTGGCAACTTTTTCCTTTACGAGCCCCCAGTTGATGCTCTTCTTAGGGTATACAGCACTGGTACACTCTTTGTCAAAATTCAACAGACGGAGAACGGACTCGGGGTTGAAACCGATGTCCGCATCAATGAACATCATATGAGTGAAGTGAGGTTGCTGAAGGAATCTTTTCACGAGGATGTTCCTGGCACGTTCGATGAGGGATTCATTACCGACAAAGTCCATGTATATATGCACGCCACGCTGAGCACACAGAGCTTGGAGAGCAATAAGACTTGCCGCGAACGAGTTGGTCATCATGCACGCGTAACAAGGGATGCCGAGGAAGATGCTGGCCTTCTTCTGGGAAGCTTCGGGTAGCTTAGTAAACGCCACTGGTTTTGGCGTGGTTGGTTTAACCTCAGTTGGCCTGGATGCCACGACGTCTGATGGTAGCTCGATGATTTCCGTGAATGCCATTGTGTTAGTGTGCTATATCTATTTAAGTTATTTTTTGTGATTATTTTGCGCATATAACATTTGTATTAAAAATATTAACATAAAGTAAAGATGGCACCTAAAAAATGTAATTATCCTGCACAGGCGAAAGATCTGATTGAATACAAAGGTCTTCTTTATTACCCTCCCAAGAAAATCACGAATCACGTCTGGATAGGGTCGGAGGCCACTTCGGCAGATAAGGATTTTCTCCGCAAACACAACATAAAGTTCATCGTGAACTGTTCAGCAGACATTCCTAGATTCTCCGATATCCCGATGCTCAGAGTTCCCGTGTACGACGACCCGTCGGATGCTTCCAAGATGATAAAATATTTTGGGATTTCGAGCGTGGCGATTAGAGACGTGACTCGTTACGGAGGAAACGTCTTGGTGCATTGTCGCGCCGGTCAGAACAGAAGTTCGACGGTCGTGGCGGCGTATTTGATGACGATCAAAAAAATTGGTTATGTCGAAGCGATGAAACTGATACGTGCGAGAAAGTGTGAGACGTTTAGGCCTTCGAACTTCACATCATCGCTCAAGCAATGGGAAAAGAAACTCGTAGAAAATGGTGTTATAAAACCTAAGAAAAAAGTCAATAACACCGTCAATAACACCGTCAATAATAAGAATAATGTCAAACAAAAAAATAAGAAGTAAGTTTAATGTACGAATATAAAGTCAAGGTGACAGATGTGATAGACGGAGACACGATTGACGTTGTTATTGACCTAGGTTTTGATATTTTCACGAACAGAAGAGTCAGACTTGCTGGAATAGACACTCCGGAGTCCAGGACGACGGATTTGAACGAGAAAAAGTTCGGGATGGAAGCCAAGGAACATCTCAAACATTTATTAGGAAACGCGAGCAACATTGTAATAAAAACATTGGCGACAGACGTGAATGAGAAATATGGAAGGGTTCTCGCCAAGGTGTACACAGACTCGTCCGCGATATCAGTTAATGATTTGTTGGTGTTCCATGGATATGCATGGTCCTACGATGGTGGCACCAAGATCAAAGATTTCAACGCTTTGTTGGCCAAAAGAATGACATGATACTATCCAAGCAACATTTGTCGATACGATTATCCGCGTATCGACAAACATGCATTTTATGTACTTACAATCACCAACCTATGATTCTGGGAGCGAGCAGCGATTACTGCCTGGTTAGATTATTACGCTTAAGACATCTAAAAACAGTATTGTAGTGAATTCCAAGATTATCAGCAGTGGCTTGGCGATTCTCATTGAAATCTTTAAAGACCGATAAAATATGTTCGTCCGTATATTTACGAGTCGTCGCCCTGTCAAATGTGCTATTTTTATGACCCTCTCTCATTTTTTGTTTGTGTTCTTCGGATAAGGGAATTCCTCTCTTCTTATCGGCAATTTTATTTTTTGTTTCTTTCGTGTGTTTATGATTTCCATTCGCAATTCTTGTAGACACCGCCTTTTTTATTGCTTCTTCGGACATTTTTTTACCCAGATTAATCATTCGTAGATGTTGTTTTTGTGCTTCCGTCAATCTTATATTTAGTTTCTTTCTAGAAATGCTGATGTTTTTGCAGTGTTCTTTCGTAAACTTACGACCTTTGTTGATATTACTGAGTTTTTGGCGTGTACACTGAGAGACTATGCGCGTTTTCCACATCTTTCTCATAGTTAGTCTGTGATTGTTACGTTGTTCTTCAGACCATTTGCGCCCCCTGTGTGCATCGCCTATCTTCCTACGAATTTCATCTGTAAAGTACACACCATCTCCACCGGGAGTGCAATTGAGACCACGAGGAGCCAATGTATCAAATGTCCCGATGAAGAATTTCTCCCATTGGTTTGCAAGATATGCTCCTTTCACATGTGATTTCAAGATTGTGATATCAACATTCTCCCAGCCATCGTATTTTTTCAAGCATCTTCTAACATAAATACAACCAGATGATTTTTTATTGTGATTTTTAAGTCTTTGTGCGAAATTACAAGTTCTCCCGATATAACTTTTACCATTAGGAAAAGTGAACATATACACATCAAAGTCTTTGTTTTGTAGATTGTGCGAGGCAACCATCCTTAGAGTTCACATATAGTATTTGTTAAGTTATTTACCATGGCATAATACTAGGGAGCAATCACCAAGAAATTATTTTTGGAGAAATGACGCTGACGGCCTTAAGGCCGAGACCGGACAGCGCTGCGATCGCCAGCTTGTCTGAGAAAGAATCGGATACCATTCTTGCGGCGACATTCATAATGAGGAAAATAATACCGAACTTGATGAGATTAGCCACGGTAGGGACGCTGCCTCCTACGAGGAAAATCACGGCGGAATATGTCATTATCAGGAAGAATGTTTCGGTCATCGCCTGGCGACAGCATCCTATGGGGTTGAGTCTGCACCAGCTTGTGGTGTTGTTTAGGAAGTTATTCTGCAGAGGCTGGGGGATTGGCAGAGAGTATTTCTTCTCGAGGTCGTCTAAAGCCTTGTTCATTTGATATAATATAACATTATTTTATTGCGACGTGATATTAGTTTAAATTAAATGTTTATAATATAATAATTGATGTATTCTTCAAGGAATGAAAACAAAATATACGACGAGGAGTATATCCGGTTCGCCAAG